GTACCATCTCCTGCTTCTATCTTAGGGAGGGCGTAAATTGGAACAGAAGGAAACGAGCCTGTTATACCAGCTCCTCTTGGAAACCAGAAAGGAGATGAGAGATGGTTTTCAAGCCTTGAGCACCAAGCTGGATCGTGAGCTAGACGAGCACGACCGCAGGATTCGGGAGTTGGAGCAGGCCAAATCGAGGCTGGTTGGCATGGCCGCTGCGATAGGTGGGATTGCCAGCGTCATTTGGCAGTTCGTAATGAACTGGCTACAGGGTGGGAAAGACTGATGCAGCTAACCAAGAACTTTCACCTAGACGAGTTCAAATGCGGTTGTACCAGGCTGTACAAGCCCAACACACAGAGCGAGTATTGCGGCGGGCTGGCAATCGTCCAGCCCGTTCTTGTTGAGAAGCTGCAGGAGCTACGGGACCGTTTCGGCGCGCCGGTTGTTATCACGTCAGGCTACAGGTGCCCGGCGTACAACCGGAAGGTCGTCAAGGGCAGCGAGATGTCCTGGCACATGAGCGGGTACGCGGCGGACATTTGGGTCCGGGGAGTCAACGTACTGGAGGTGGGAAAGGCGGCGGACGACTTGGGGTTCAGAGGTATCGAGGTGTACCCTGAGCGCGGCTTTGTGCATGTGGACATGCGCCCATGGGGTGCGGTGTGGAGAGGAGACAACTACAGGAGGTTGATTAGCAATGCGTAAGGCTGTGGTGTTGCTGGCTGTGTTGCTGCTTCTGGCCTTCCCTGTGCTGGCGGCCTCAGAAGCCACCATGCCGTGGGATCAGTTGGAGATCGCCATCGGCCCGGTGGTACTGGTGTGGGGAGCCTTTGTTGCTGGCGTTATCCAGGTTCTCAAAGCGGTGCAGGTAGGTAGCCCGCCGCGGCCGTTGCTGGACACGGCTCAGAAAATTTGGTTGGCGAACGTTCTGTTGGGCGGCGTTGGCGTGCTCGTCTACGAGCTAACGCAGGGAACGGTACTGCTCCAGGCTGTGCTCAACGCTATACTGGCCGTGCTCACGGCGAGCGGTGTGTTCGAGGCCGCGAAGACCGCTGGAGCCTCGGGAAAATCCTCGACGCAGGACGCGTCCTAAAGCGGCTGCTCCCGGACTGGCTCAATGATCTGGTCCGGGAGCGGCCCGGCGACACGGTGACGAGTCGGCAACGATGGAGGGGGCGCTGACATGCACAGGTGGAGTGTGGCTCTGGTCCTGCTCGCTACCCTAGTCCTACTCGTGGCGCTACCGGCGGCAGCCCTAGAGTTGCAGGGTGAGCACCGGCTGATGACCCGGTACGCCGACGACCTGGAGGTCCTGGTCGCTGAGGCGCTGGTGCTCCGGCATGACCCATGGTGGGTCGAGTTGGTCGTCACGCAGCGATGGTCGCCTGCGTGGCCGTTCCGGATGGAGGCTGAGGTGTCGTTGTGGCGCACCGTCCGCGACTGGGATTACGGCGTCGGGTTCTTATGGCGGGTGACGGAGCGGCGGGCGGAGCCATGGGTGATGGTAGCTAGGCCATGGTAGCCTCATCCACGTTGTCAACCGACACTCTCTGATTAGATGTCGTAGGTTGACAAGGGGTTCCATCAAAAAGATAAGGCGGGGGAGTCAATCCCCCGCCTTCTTCTTGTGCTGCTTGATAACCGCCTTGGAGTACGCTAGCAGAGCTCGTCGTGAGAAGTCCGAGAGATACCCTTCCACTGCCCCGTGTCGCACCTTGCAGGCGTACTCCACGACCTTCCGCTCCCGCTGCGACATACGGATGAACAACGGTGTTCCCCTCGTTTTTAGATCGCTCTCCGGTGTCCCTTTCTGTCGCCGGGACACATAGCCCCCTCCTCTCCATCAAACTTGTAGGACGGAGAGAAGAGAGAGCACCCACTCAAGCTGCGACGTGTCCTGGTCTCGCTCACGGAGAACCCGGATACGGTGGTTGATGGCCTCAACCAACAGCGGTGCCGGGACTTCCGCGGGGGTTGCCACCGCTTGCTGCTGATCCGCCAAGGCGACCGTGGTTGTGGAGGTGCTTTCTGCCTTGGCCTCAGTCTTCGGCGCAGGCTCTTCGGCCTCCGGCTTCTCCTCGCCCTTCGGCTTGCGCCCACGCCTCTTCGGCGCAGGGGCCTCCGCTCTTTTCGGCTTTGGCGGTTGGGGCGCTTCTTCCTCTTCCTCCTCGTCCACAGACAAGTCCTCAGCCTCCTCATCGAGCTCGTCTAAATCCAGGTCCCCGATGTCCAGGTCCTCAAGACCCTCCAGTTCGAGATCCAGGTCCTCAGTTTGAGCCTGCTTCTTCGCCATCTTGACCCCTCTCCTCCCTAGTAGTATGCACATATTCGTCGATAGCATCAAGCACTTTTAACGCTTGCTTGACGCTACGCACCACCACGACAATCGCTTTCCCCTTCTGGCGCATTTCCTGCTGTGTGGCGGCTTGCAGCGGTGTCACCCTACCTTGGTCCGTCTTCACCTCCATCGCCACAAACAGCCCGCGGTATGCCCCGAGGATGTCTGGCACTCCCCCTGTGGAGTAGCGGGGGCCAGCGTGGTACTTGACCCACCAGCCCCCGCGCTTCCGCAGGGCGCGGAGGATAGCGCCTTGCAGGTAAGCTTCCCTCATAGGTCGTCGTCAAACTCCAGGTCGTCGTCCTCCACCAGATCGTCCTCCACCAGATCGTCCTCAGCAACGTCCTCCTCCACATCGTCTTCCTCGGGTTCGGGCTCGTTCTTGCCGTAGGGCTTGATGTTTTGCAGGATCTGGAACTTACCACCCTGCTTGCCCTCTTGCACCCTCGCCTCCGCGATGAGCGCCTTCCCCTCCAGCTTGGAGAGGTTAAGAGCCGCCGCCTTGTTGGGCACCTCGAAGCCGATGCCCTGGAGAAGCTCCCGCAAGGCACGCAGGCCAGGGGCGTTGAAGTTGTAGAAGATCGTTACCTTGCGGCCCTTGTGCTTCTCGGGAGCTAGCACGACGAACTGAATCTCCACACGCTGCTCGCCGCTTTGCGCCTGCCCGGCCCTAGCCTCCACAATGCGGAGGGCGTACTTGCCCTCGGGCAGTACGTATCCCTCACTCGCCAGATCCCACGGAACGATGATCTTCTTAGGCGCTGTCGCCATCGTTGTCTTCGCCTCCTGTCAAGATTTTCCCGTAGTACTCCATGATCTTGTCCCACGTCGGGTTTGCAATCGCCTTGGGCATGACACCATACCTGTCCGCCGCCATTGTCCCCGGCCTGTCAAACGCCATGCGGAACTGGAGCTTCCCGTCCTTGTGGACCCGGTAGGCGTACCCGATGAGGCTCACAAGCCCCAGCAGGTAGCTCCGCACGGAAGGTTGGAGGTCGGGGACGTACCATTCCACCTCCTGTGTGCCGGTTTCCTCGTCGGGCGCTTCGTCTGCCCGTTCGTGGCAAACCCAAATCTTGTGCATGGGCAGGGTACGGTACATGGTGATCCAATGCCGCATGATGCGCGCCGCCCGCCCGTAGTCGTCCTGCTCCGCCTTGTAGGCACTCTTGCGTGGGTCGCGCTGGACCTTCTCCGCAAGCACGTGCTGAAGCGCAAGCTCCATCGCCATCGTCGCCGTGTCCCAGGCCACGGCCTGGAACGGGTGCTTCTGCGTCTTGAGGATCCAGTACCACAGAGCCACGTCGTTGAAGGACTCAACGGCCACCCGCTTGCCTCGGAAATTAGGGAACTTCTGCTTGGTGATGATGCTGGATCCCTGGTCGAAGTCGAGGATGAGGATGTTCGGGATGCTCCCGAGGAAGTGGGTCTTCCCCCGCTTGGGCTTCCCGTACACCACCATTTCCAACCATTGAGCGGCCTGGGTCGGCGTCTCGGCCTTTTTCCACGCCGCACGCATGGCCTCGACGTCGGGAATCTCATACGGGTTTGCCAGCGCCGTGTGCTCGTTAGCCTCGGCCATTCCTGTTCACCACCTCGAAGCGGTCTTTCAAAGCATGCTCGATGTTGCCGCCCTGGATCTCGATGAGGCACAGGTCCTTGTACTCGCAATCCCAGCGACAACGTGTCCGGTCCAGCGTGCGTGGGTAGTAATCCTTTGGAGCCAGCAGCTTTGCCGCCTCCATCATTTCCCGCTTCTCGTTTTCCAAACGCTGCTTCGTGACCGTCACGGCCCAGCGGTCGAAGAATGGTTTCTGCTCCCTGGCGATTTGCTCAAGAACGTCCTTGTAGTCGTCGGGGTTGAGGCCGTGCTTTTGGATGGTGTTGTAGTAGGTCCAGTAGTCGGTGTCAATCTTGGCTTTGCTGAGGGTTCCATCCTTATTCAGTTTCGGCTCTGCCGGTACACGGTCGCGGATGTAGTCGTAGTAGACGACCACCCCCTTGATCCTATTGTCGCCCAGTAACCCCTTGCGCCGCAGGACTTCCTCCATGCCCAGCACGTAGCGCGGACCCTGGTTGTCCAGTAGCCGGTCCTCCTCGTCAGGGATGGTCCCGACGACCTTGTGGTCCATGATGACCACCTGGTTCCATTGATTGAGGAACACCAGGTCGCACTTGAACGTGAAGGGCGCAGGCAGCCAGTCGAGCTTAATGGTGATCTCCTGCTCCACCCACAAGATCTTCCGCATGATCTTGCGGTCGTGGTCTTCCCAATACAGCGTGTAGCGCTCGAAAATCTTCCATGCCTGGTCGGGCAGGTCTTTGCCCAACAACTCCTTCTCCTCGTCGAAGAGCGGGTTCCACCACTCCTCCAACAGTTGCTGGTGCTTGGACCCAGCAGCCACCAGCCCATCCCGACCGTCCTTGATAGCGCCATAGAACGCCGCCAGCAGTTCGTGAATCCACGTGCCGCGCTCAATCTTCGTGCCCTTAATCCTCGGCACGTAGCCGCGAACGTAGCGGTACTCCGCCTTCTTCTGGCAGCGCTTGACGGTTTCCAGAAGGGTATGGCTGATAGCAGGTGCTATCGTAGCGGCAGGCATGGTCTCACCTCCTGCCACTACGATAGCACAATATGATAGATCATGCAAGCACTTTTTCGTACTTGCCCCAAGATGAGCCAATGGAAACTTCTGCCGCAAGGGGAATGGGGAAACGGTAGCCGAATTGGCGCTCCACGTAGGCGGGGGTTTCTTCTTCCATCGTCCTCTTGACGAGTTCTGCCACAGCCATGGCGTGCTGATCCGAGCACTCCAGCAAAATCGAGTCGTGGACTTGGCCGATGACCACAGCCTCCAGATCTGGCCGCTCCTTCAGCGCTTTGTCTACAAGCACCATCGCCGCCAGGGTGAAATCACTAGCTGTCGCTTGCACGGGGCTGTTAATAGCCTGGCGCACAGCCTCGGAGCGCAGGTACTTGTCTTGGCTGTGGACATCCGGTAGGTGCCGGACTCGCCCCAGCGGACTGACCACATAGCCGTGGCGAAGGACGAAATCCTCCACCTCACGGTGCCACGCCACAAGACCGGGATACAGTGAGAAGAAGCGGTTGCGCACCTGCTGTGCTTCCTCCAGCGTGAACTCCAGGTCGTACTGCTCAAAAGCGTAGCGCACGAAGTTGCGCGCCCCCATGCCGTACAAGAACCCAAAGTTCACCGACTTGGCGCGCTGGCGGTCTTCCTTCGTCACCTGGTCCAGAGGCTTGCCCGTGATGGTCGCCGCGGTCAGCGTGTGGATGTCCTCACCGCGCTGGTACGCAAGTATCATTCGCTTCTCGTTCGCCAACGCAGCGGCCACACGCAGTTCAATCTGCGAGTAGTCTGCTACTACCAGCTTTCGCCCAGGCGGTGCCGTGACAACGGAGCGAATCTCGCCGTCCCGTGGGACCTGGTGCAAGCTCATGCCCATCTTCTCCCGCGGGAACGTCTGCACATTGGTGCAGGCCAACCTGCCGGTGACGGTGCCTGTGATGTTGTAGTTGGACCGCAGGCGACCATCCGGCGTGAGCTTCCGACTCCACGGCTCTAAGTACGAGCCGATGTACTTCTGGTGCTTGCGGTAGTCGAGAATGGCCTGGATGAGCTTGGGACTGTACTGCTTCACACGCTTCAACGAATACTCGCTGGTGGTCGGTGCTCCGCCGTCCGTAAACTCCACCACGGGTAGTTGCAGTTCCCCAAACAGTATCTGCGCCAGCCATTGCGGGCTCGACAGCTTCACTTCGGACGGCTCCTTCTTCAGCAACTTCGCCGCCCGCAGGGTGGCACGCCGCATTTCCTTGCGAGAGTGCTCCATCGCACGCTCCAACTCGTCACGGCTGACGGGAACGCCTACCTGCTCCACTCCCTGCAGCACCCTGCTAACCCTGACCAGGAATCCATGCAGACGTCTTTGCTGCGGTGTCATGCGCCGCCGCAACTCGTCAAACAACATCCTCTCAATGGCGGCGTCCAGCGCGGCGTATCGAGCCAAGTCCTCCA